GGTGGCTTTCCTAAGCCCCTGCGTGAGCAGGGTGACCGCACCCGCGTTCTCTGGTAGCACGAGATCGCTGACCCGCCAATCGGCGTCCCGGTGGCCCTGCGCGAGCTGGGGCTGGCCAGGCACCCCGCAGAGGTCAAATCGCGTTACCCAGAGGCGACGGGGGCACTCTACGGCGAGATCAAATACCTGGACACGCCGCGGGGCAATGAGGTTTTGACCGGCATTGCCGAGGGCGCCATCAAGGAAAACTCCATCGGGTACGACCCGGTGAAATTCGACTACGAGAGCGAGGGCACGGGACTTATCCGGAACCTGCGCGAGGTGCGCCTGTGGGACATTTCCCCGGTGAATTTCGCGATGAACGCCGGGGCCGTCAATCTCAAGGCCGCTATCCCCTATCGGCAAACCCCTAAAGCCCCCGAAGACGATCCGTGGGACGGCCCGGCGGAGGTCGCCGCCGCCGATGTGAGCGACCTGCGCATTATGTGCGCCTGGTACGACGCCGAGAACCCAGACCTCAAGAGCAGCTACAAGCTCCCTCACCACCGTGCTGGTGGGGAGCATGCGGTCGTTTGGCGGGGGGTGGCAGCCGCTATGGCGGCTCTGCTGGGCTCTAGGGGGGGGGTGGACATCCCCGAGGCGGATGTGCCGGCCGTTTACCGACATCTCGCCCGTCATTACGACGAGTTCGGCCGCGAGGCACCAGCTCTCAAGCTGGTGCAGCTGGCTATCAGCACGCGGACGCTTCTCGGGCCAGGGGGGCTCAAGGAGGGCCGAGTGCTGTCGAGCCAGAACCTGGAAAAGCTGAAAAACGCTCTTGCCGTCTTGCAGGAGATACTCCTGGCAGCCGAGCCGCCTGAGGAAGAACAGAAGGCACTCACTGTCCAAAACCTCTGGACACGGCTGGAGCTTGCACAACGCGAGCTATCGCTGGTGGCCTGAACGGCCACACGAAACGGAGGTATGACAGTGGATGCAATCAAAATCCGCAAAGCCGCTGAGGAGAAACTAGCTCAAGCTCGAGCGCTGCTCGAGCCCTATCAGGGGAGAGAAACCGAGGTCCCAGCTGACGTTCTGACCAAGGCCAATGCTCTCTATGGCGAGTTCGACCAGCTCAAGGCGGCGCTCAAGCTGGCCCAGGACATGGGCGAAGCGGACAAGTACATGAAGGAGCCATTGCCCACCAAGGCTGCTCACCTGGGGTTCCGGGAGGCCGGGCCAGAGGAGGGCAATGTCCCCGTCGATGCCAAGGCATGGCGCGTGATCGAGGTCAAGACCGTCCTCGGCGAGAAAAAGGAGGTGCGCTACAACGTCCCCCTGGCAGTGCAGGCGCGGGATTATGCCAGCGCGTTCGAGGCGTACCTGCGCAAGGGCTACGCGGCTCTAGGTCCAGAGGACCGCAAGACGCTCACCGAGGGCGTGGACACGGCGGGTGGATTCCTGGTCCCCGAGGATCTGCAAACGCAGATCATCAAAAAGGTGGCTCAGACAGCGGTCATGCGTGGCCTCTGCCAGGTTCGCCAGACCAGCCGAGATATCGCCACCTGGCCACGAGTCAACTACTCGAGCGATGACATTTACACGTCGGGGGTGCGGCTGACCTGGACGGGCGAATCCCCGGCCAGCAGCACCGTCCATCGGGTGACTGACCCGATCACTGGTCAGGTCAAGATCCCGGTCCACACCGCTATGGCCTCGCTGCCGATCTCGAACGATCTGATCGAGGATGCCGCCTTTGACGTGATCGGCGTGGCCAGCGACCTGATCTCCGAGGCCTACGCTCTGGGCGAGGACAACGCGTTCATTAACGGCAATGGCGTGGGCCAGCCGATGGGCCTGCTAGCTGAGGTCAACACGGCCAACGGGCCGGCAGAGGTCCACATCGGAACCTCCCCCACCCTGGCTGGCCTGCTCAACCTGGAGGCGGCCCTGCCATCCCAGTACGAGCGCAACGCTCGATTCATGGCCAGGAAGACCTTCTGGAATACCCTACGGTCCGTGGCAGCGACTACCAGCGGGGATCTGATCTGGCCGGTGACGGCTCAGTATGGTTACCTACCAGATACGCCTCCAACCCTCATGGGCTATCCGATTGTCAAATGCGAGTTCGTGCCCGCGATTGCGACCGATGCGTACTCGCTGATCTTTGGTGACTTTTCAGGGTACTGCATCCTGGACCGGGTGGGTCTGGCGATCCGGCGGCTGGACGATGTGTATGCCGAGTCTAATGTAACCGTCCTGCTGGCTCGGAAGCGAGTGGGCGGCTATTGCGTAGAGCCGTATCGGTTCAAGATCGGCCAGATGAGCGCATAGGAATTAGCCGGTAGGCAAGAAAGCGAGGTAAGCAATGACAGTTGCTAATTGGAACATCAAGACCACCCTGCACCCGACCAGGCGGGGAGTGTCTAACGCGACTACGGCCAATTCCTCGGGCGCCGCCGTGGACCTGTTGGGCTACATCAATCCCGGTGGGCGGGCGCTGAAGGGGCTGCTGAGCGTGGGAGCGGTGACGTCTACCGGCCACCTGGCAGTCAGGTTCCAGGAGTCGTCGACGAGCGGTGAATCTGGATTTGCGGACATCAGCGGGGCGGCGTTCACGGCGACCGGCGACACCGCTACCACCGGCTCGGAGGAGATAGTGTTCCGCGCGTCGAAACGCTACGTTCGGGCGATTGGAGCTGCATCCGATACTGCCAACATTGATTACGCCGTTTACGTTCTGGCGGAAAAGTGCTTGACGTAACCGGCACCGAACTATAGCCCAGGGTGGCTAGCTCCCTCCCCGGAGCTAGCCACCCTGGGCGGGAAGGGGGAGAGGTTGAGCCAAGTCTATTACGCCATTTTGCAGGAACGAACCGGGGTCGGCTCCGACGCCGCTTTCTCCGCCTGCCTCGATCTGGCGATGCGGGCGGGCCACCTGGGCTATGCCCGAATCAACGTCGGGTATACGCGCGTGGATGTGGCGCGAAATCGAATCACACAGGAGTTCCTGCGCCACAGCAATGAGCCAGGCGATGTACTGATCATGCTGGATGGCGACCACGTACATCCCCGGCACACCCTAGAGCGGTTGGCTGGCTACGATGAGGACGTGGTAGCGGCTTTGGCCTTCCGCCGCTGCCCGCCCTACGATCCCCAGATGTACCGATACAATGAGCGAAACGAGCTGGTACAGCCCTCGAGTTGGGAGAAGGGCCTGGTGCCGGTGGATGCCTTTGGCATGGCGGCGATAGCCATCAAGCGGCGCGTGTTTGCCAGGTTGGACGAGCACGGGCTGACCTATCCCTATTTTCGGTTTTGGTACCCTCGCGTGCCAATGGACGAGCAGATATTCCCGAGCGAGGATGTTTATTTCGCCCTCGCCTGCCGGAGCGCAGGCATCGAGTGTTACGTGGACACGGGGCTAGTATCCCCTCACCTGACCCTGAGCACCGTGCAGGAGGATTCGTGGCACATGTGGCTGGCGGACCACCCGGAGCTGCTGGCAGAGGAACAGAGGTTGGACGTGCCGAACGACCTGCGAGTCAAGATCCTGGGGGAGAGAGAATGACCGAGGCCGCGCTATTGGCCTACATCCAGCGTTTGCGCGAGAGCGGCAACACCCTGCCCTGGCAGGTGGCCTGCTATGTGCACCCGTTGGACTGCCCTTGGCTGGACGTGGGAGCTGGCTACGGGGCCACTCATCGTGGCATGGATCGCTCTGGTACGGTCGTGGTCGAGAGCTACCCGGGGGCGGTGGAGGCTCTTGGGGAGATAGGTTTTGCCGATGTGCTCCCCGGCGATGCGAGGGAGATCGTCCCCCAGCTCCTATTGAGTGGGGAGCGATTCGTGAGAGTGACTGCCTTCGATTTTCTCGAGCACCTGCCCAAGGCCGATGCGCTCGTGCTCCTAGGCCAGCTAGAGCAACTGGCCGTGGGAGAGATCGTGCTGTTCCTGCCCATTGAGACGAGCGAGCTGGTAGAGAGCGAGGAATATAGGCTGTATATGCAGGCAGCCGGGGACGCGTACCCGGCCGGGCAGCGAGAGCTGTTGCAGCATCGCAGCCGTTGGACGGTCGAGGAATTACAGGAGCGCGGCTATCAAGTGGTGCTCCTGGAGGGGTACCACGGTCCCGGTTTCGACGCCTTGGTGGCTGGCAGGTACAGCAACGCTCGTGAGTGCCAGCGAGCTCGGCGCCAGATCGAGGCGTGGGCACAGACTCTCGAGCCGGGCCGTTATGGGTATTGCGCCAGCCCGGACATCTCCCCTCTGTATCTGACCGGGTCGGATCGTATTTTTGTCGGCAAACGGGTCTCTATCGGCTACGGTGCCCGGCTAGAGGCCATCAAGAGCTATCAGGGCCGGGAGTACCGAGGCCAGATCATCATCGAGGACGGGACGTCGGCCGAGATGTTTTTGCACGTCGGCGCGGCGGAGCAGGTGCATATCGGCCCCGACGTGATGATCGGGGGACACGTGACCATCGTTGACCACGATCACGGTTTCGCTGACCGCAGCCGTCCCCCACGCTATCAGCCTCTCACGGTATCACCGGTAACCATCGGGGCGGGGGCCTGGATCGGCGAGTATGCGTTTATCGGCAAGGGCGTCGAGGTGGGGCCGGGGGCGGTGATCGGTGCCCACGCGGTGGTAGTCGACGATGTGCCTGCCTACACCATCGTGGCTGGCAACCCGGCCCGGCCCATAGGGCAGAGGGAGCCTATCAATGCTCTGACCTCTATCATCATCCCGACCTGCGCCGGATATGCGGAGCTTGAGCGATGCCTGATCAGTATCAACAAGCACACCTGGCTACCCTATGAGGTGATCGTGATAGACAATGGCTCTCCGGAGCCAGTAGAGACGATGATCGCCTGGGATGCGAGCCAGGATGTTACCGTTCTGCGCAATGAGAGCAACCTGGGTTTTGCTGCTGCCGTAAACCGCGGGCTGGCACAGGCCAGAGGGGCCTATCTCTGCGTTCTGAACGACGATACCGAGGTCCAGGCAGGTTGGCTGGACAGGCTGTTGGGGACGCTGCAATCCTACCCAGAGGTCGGCATGGTGGGGCCGATGAGCGATTATGTGTCCGGTCCCCAGCTCGTGCCGGCAGCCTACGAGCCTGAGCCCCATTGGGGGCAGTCCGAGGAAACGGATCGGCTGGTGGGGTTCTGTTGGGTGCTTAGACGCGAGGCTTACAAGCAGACGGGGCCTTTGGACGAGCGGTTTTTTGCCAACTACGAGGATGACGATTATTGCCGGCGGCTGCGGCGGGCGGGCTGGAAACTGCGCATGGTGCGCGATGTTTTCGTCCACCATGAGGGCTCAAGGACGTTTGCGCGTTTGGGCTTGGACCTTGACGCGAGCCTAGCCCAGAGCCGCGATCTGTTTGCCCGCAAATGGGGGCTCGGGGAGGTGCCAGTTGGCTAAGGACTACATTGTGGCCGCCGAGATACGAGCTGCTCTGCCCGACGCGGAATGGGGATCGACGTATGACGTGCTGCTAAGCCAGCTGGCAAACGCAGCCAGCCGGGCCATTGACCGCTATACCGGGAGAGCTCCTGGGGCCTACTATGCTGATGTCCCCAGTGTGCGTTACATTGACGGCTCTGGCACTCCCCGGCTTTGGATCGGGGAGCTGGCCGCGGCGCCAGCACAGGTTTGGGTAGCAGAGTCAGGCGATGGGTCTAGTTACGTTCCCTGGGATGACACCGAGTATATTTGCTGGCCCTATGATGCGCTGGAGCGGGGAGAGCCCTATCTGCGCCTGGACATCGATCTGCTCAATGGCACCAAGGGCATCTGGTACGCCTATCCGCGAGCGGTGAAAATCAGTGGGCAGTGGGGATACTCCGCCTATCCCCCAGCCGATGTGAAGCAGGCCTGCCTCATACAGGCCATCCGGTGGTTCAAACGCAGCCAGCAGGCCTATCGCGACATCGGCGGGATCGTCGACCTGGGTCAGCTGCAATACGTGCAGGCGCTGGATCCCGAGGTGGCCCAGCTACTGAGCCATCTGAGAAGGCAGGTGATCTGATGGGTTTGGCAGAGGCAGTGACAGCGATACAGGCCCGACTGGCAGCCCTAGAGGCCATACGAGAGGCGCCGAGCAGCCCCCCCGAGGCGGCGCATCAGTTCCCCTTCGCCGTCACGTATCCCCGTACTGGGCAGGAGACGCCACAGAGCGCTGGCTGGTCGGTGGGGCTGCACACGCTCGTCTGCGAGGTGCACATCGCGCGGCTTATCCTAGCCCAGGATGTCGCCCGTGCCATCCCCCTATACGAGGAGGTGCGCAGCGCCCTACTGGCAGACCCAACGCTGGGGGGTGCGGTGGAGACGATCACTGGCTTGAGCTATCGGTTTGGGCGCATGGAGTACGCGGGCCAGGAGACCATCGGCTACAGCATAGAGATTCAGGTCAAGCTACATAGCACCTATTAGCACTACGCCTTCGACGAGGGCAGGGAGGTTGATATGGCAGGCAAAACATCGCGACGGATCCAGTTGGGGAAGGAAACCACTGCCGGCACGGCAGTGGCGGCCACCGCGATCTGGAGGGGGTTGGGAACCATCGAGGATCAGACGCAGGTCGTGTTCGTGGACGAGGATGTCGGCTATCTGAGCGGGACCGACCGCAGTTACATCCCCAAGGTGCAGGCTGCCCTGGAGATGGAGGAGATCGAGGCCACATTCGAGCAGTTCCCCTACATCCTGGAGGGGGGCGTCAAGCTGGTGCAGACTGGCGCGACCGACACCGGCGGTTCCGGCAAAATATACACCTACCCCTTCCCCACCACCCAGTCGCGCACGATCCGGACGTTTACAATCGAGGGCGGCGACGAGCAGCAAGCCGAGGAGATGCAGTACTCGTTCGTGGAGTCCTTCAAGCTATCGGGCCGGGCCGGCGAAGCGGTCAAGGTCTCGGCCACCTGGCTTGGCCGACAGGTTACACCGACTACGTTTACCTCGGGGCTCTCGCTGGCGGCAGTCGAGAACATCCTGTTCGCGAACACGGTGCTGTTTATAGACCCGGTGACGACCATGGGCGTGACCACCAAATCGGCCACGCTGTTGGGGTTCGAGCTAGACGCCAAAACCGGGTGGGCCCCCATGTACACAGCCGATGGCAACATTTATTTTGGCACGGCTGTCCCCGGTCCATGCGATATCACGATGACCCTCACGTTCCTGCACAATGGCAACAGCGTGGCGGAGAAAGCAGCCTGGAAGGCGCTCACGCCACGCAATATTCGCCTCAATATCACCGGTAGCGCCCTACAGACGGCCGGGACCTTCGCGAACAAAACCTTGCGCATTGATGCGACCGGGCGTTGGGAGAAATTTGACAAGCTGGGCGAGCAGGATGGGAACGACATCGTCACGGGCACGTTCAGAGTCAAATACAACGAGACGGCGGCCCACACCTGCACTATCACGGTGGTGAACGAGGTGGCCTCATTGCCATAGGAGGAGTCATGGGATATAAGGCGCGACTGGACCTGGAAGAGCTGGATTTGGACACCCTGGCCTGGCTAGAGCACCCAACGCAAACCGAGCACACGATGGCAGCGATCCGGCACTTTGTCTCCAGGTTACTGGTAGACGAGGATAGCGGTAACCCCATCCCAGAGGACGAGGCTGAACGGATTGCCGGGAGGATGACCCTTCGACAGGCGCGGGCCATCGTCGAACAGGCGGCGGCGGCCTATCGGGCCTTGCAGGAACAAGCCGTCCCCCCGGCGACCGGCAGCGCCTGATCATCGCCATTTATCACGGCGGGCCTCTGCCGTGGTGGGCGGAGGTGCTGCTGGCTGCTGCCGATTGGAGCGTACCGCCGTGGGAGATCGCCGGCGGGAAGAAATTGCTGTGGCTGTTCCGATGGCGCGAGCTGAAGACGCAGATAGCGAAGGCGAGGCAGAATGGCTGAGCGACTAGAGGTAGAGATCGTAGCACAGGATCGGGCCAGCGGAGCTCTGAACGGTATCGCTCGAGCCCTTCATAGCATAGGTAGCGCGGCTGCATCGCCTCTCCACGCGGTAGGCAGCCTTACCGATGGTCTGGGGCGCATTGGCCTGGCAGCGATGGGCATCAAGGCTGTGGCGGGGAGCATGAGCGCGCTTGCCAGTGGTCTGGTGTCCAGCAATGCGGCCTTCGAGCGCTACACAGTCCAATTCGGGGTGCTGCTCGGCAGCACCGAAAAAGCCAAGGCCCGCATGAAGGAGCTGTCCGAATTCGCAAGGTACACGCCGTTCCATCTCCCCGAGGTCGTCGAGGCAGACCGCGTGCTGACCGCCTTCGGGCTGGATGCCGAGGATACCGCCGAACGGTTCGGGGTCAGCGCGGCCCAGATACGGGAGACGGTTGGTGACGCGGCAGCGGGTACCGGCGCCTCGTTCCAGGAGATCGCCCACACCTTCGGGCAGTTCGCCAGCGGGGTGACAGGCCGGGCAATAGAGCGCCTGCAGATGCTCGGAATCACGACGCGCGAGCAGATGGCCAGTTGGGGCCTACAGTTCAGTAAAAGCGGGGAGCTGTTGACACCAGCTCGGGAGGCATTCACCGTCCTGGAGCAGCACGTGCGGGCGCGCTTCGGGGGGATGATGAAAGCGCAGAGCCAAACTTTCGAGGGGATGCTCTCCAACCTGTCGGACTGGATGGGGGGGATGCGACGCAAACTAGCGGCCCCGCTGTTCGAGGTTCTGAAAAAAGGACTGCGAGAATTGCTCGATTTCCTGGACTCGCCGGCGGTTACTGGAGCCATCGATGCCATGGCCAATGGGATGGCCCGCGGCCTGTCAATGGTTATGGGCATTGTGGATCGCATAGGCGATAGGATAAGGGCGCTGGGGCGAGCGTTCGCCGATTTTTGGGCCTACCTCTCCCCCGGCAACAATCGCGATCTGATGTCAGAGTGGTTCGGACCGAACATCGGTCATGCCATCGATGAGGTGGTGCGGGCGTTCAAACGCATGGGCCAGAATATCGGCAACGTCTGGCGCGACATAACGTCGCTGT